AGTTTCCTTCACCGTCACCAACAGCCTCGTTGCTGCTACTGACGTTGTGGTGGTCAACCACGGCTCCGCTGGCACTGCTGGCGCTTACCTCGTGCAGGCCAACACTCTTGCCGCAGGATCCTTCAAGATCACTGTTAGCAACGTGTCTGCCGGCGCACTGAGCGAAGCAATCGTTCTGAACTTCGTTGCTCTGAAGGGCGCTAGCTCCTGATGGGTATGTTCGCCTTTAGGCGACTGCGTGAACTGGAGGTCTCGGCTTCGGCTGGGGCCTCTTTTTCTAATGCAGAGCCGACCCCTAAACTTGAATCAACACCTGAAAAACCGGCGCCTAAAAAACGTCGGACGGTAAAGCCCAAGGCGGAGCCTGCTGATGGCAATCACGATTGACGCCACTGTTGGCGGTGCCAGCGCAAATAGCTATCTGACTCTTGCCGCAGCGCAGGACTTGATTGATGGCATGGTCGAAAACGACGACGTGACCGCATGGGCGTCGGCTACTACTGACCAGAAAAACCGTGCGCTGTATTCCGCCACGCAACGGCTTGATCGTGAACGCTTCTTAGGCGCAAGGGCTACTGACACCCAGGCTCTGCAGTGGCCCCGCACTGGTGTTCGCAAGCCCGACACCTACATCAACACCTACGCAATCGGGTTCCCGTTCAAGATCACCACTGACTATTTCACCGACACTGAGATTCCTGATCAGATCAAACAGGCTCAGGTCGTGCTGGCCGTCTACCTCAACAACAACAAAGACGGCATGGGCCTCAGCGGCCTTGAGGATTACAAGTCCGTCACCATTGGCAGCTTGAGCGTGACCAGTGCAGGAGCCAGCAGCATGGCAACCGGAGCCGACCGCGTGCCCCCGATCTTTGAAAGATATTTGACTGGACTTAGAATCAGTGGACCAGGAAACTTTGCGATTAAGCGGAGCTGATCAATGGGCAGGCATAACGGCATTGACCCCGCTTACAGCCTTGGCGGGGATTTCGTGAATACCACTGCCGCTCAGACTGGCCGCTGGAATCGCATTGTCATCGTCAAAAGCAACACGTCTTTCAGTGCTTTGGGCGTTGAGAACTACACCGGCAATAGCTTGGTTGGGGAAGGCTTGCCCGCTGGCTTTGAGCTTCAAGGCGTGTTCACCAGCTTCACCTTGAACTCGGGTGGCGCTGTCATCGCTTACAACATCTGATCATGGCTAAGTCACACGGCGGCGCTTCTGAAGTCAATTACGCCCTTGGCGCTGAGGTCATCACTGATACGGTTGCCCATACCGGCAAGTTCAGCCACATTGACTTTTACGAGAACAGTACGATCACCGCGATTGTGTCCACCAATATCACCGACAGCAACTTTGCCGGTGCATCTGTTGATCAGGGCGCTCACTTGACTGGCTATTTCACCAGCATCAGACTCCAGAACGGAGCCTGTATCGCCTACAAGATCTGATGACTCTCGCCCCGTCACTCCGTAAGGTTGCCAGCAAGCTGGTCAAAAAGTTTGGCGGCACTGTCACCTATCGCCAGGTTTCGGGCGGCAGTTACAACGCCACGACGGGCACAATCACTGAGACTGAAACCAACACCACGATCAAGGGCGTTGTTGATGCAGTCCAGAAGCAAGAGCTGAACGAACTGATCCACGAATCAGACAAAAAGCTCACGATTGCAGCAGCTGATCTGACGATCACACCTAGCCTGTCTGACCGTGTGGTGATCAGCAGTGTCGTGCATCAGATCGTGAAAATTAACGTGATCGAGCAGGACAACACGGCCATTGCGGTTGAGCTGTTTTTGAGGGCCTAACGATGGCTAGGCGTATCAGGCTGGATCAGATCGGGGACTACGCCGAAGAAAAGTTGGACCAGCTCATGCGCGTGGTTGTTTTAGAAACCAGCATTCAATTAAAAGCCCAGAGCCCTGTCGATACGGGCCGGTTTCGCTCTAGCTGGGCGATTGGTGAAAATGAAATTGGCAATTACGACGCTGGCGAGAAAGAAAATCCGGCGCCCGTAACCCTGAATTACAGACTGGGGGAAGAGAAGATCACCAACGTTTACAACGTCCATAACAGCCTGCCTTACGCCCGGCCTTTGGCCAACGGCAGTTCCAAGCAGGCAAAAGCTGGCTGGGTTGATCTTGTCGCCAAGCAAATGACCAGACGGGCGCGACAATTAGCAGACACCATTGGGAGGCAAGACTGATGGCCGCGCTTGATCTGAACACTGTTCGAGCCACAATCGAAGGCCGTTTAGCCACGGAACTTGCGTCTGCACCACCAATTCCGGTCGTGTTTCACAACATGGCCTTTTCGCCTACGCCAAATTCAAGTTGGGTTCAATGCCTCACTAGCTTTGGCACCAATGAATACCTGAGCCAAGGTGGCACGAGCGATTCACAGAACCGCGTCAATGGCGTTGTCGTTATCAATATCTTCACCGCTGTAGGCGTAGGGCCTGGGGCCAACTACGTCATCGGTAAAAGGATTCGGGATCTCTACAATAGAGTGAATGTGTCGGGGGTTTTCTTCGACGCTGCAACAGGCCCAGAGGCTCTGGCTTCACCAGTTCCCGAGGGTTATTTTCAAACCCAGGTCCGTGTGACCTTTGAATCCATCGAGGGACTCTGACCCATGGCAATTCTCCGAGGCGAACAAGGTTCTGTTCAGTTCGACGCAGCTGGCAGCACTAACGCCACCATCGTTGGCACCCGTAGCTGGAGCCTGACCACCACCAAGGAAACCTTGGATGTCACCGATCATGGCGACACCTTCCGTTCCTTTGTTGGCAGTCTGATCTCCGGTTCTGGCACCGTTGAGCTGGTCTACGACCCCGACGCAACTGGCCAAGCTGGCTTCCTGGAAGATGTGCTGACCACTGCTGATCCGGCAGACGCCACCTTTGAGCTGTTCACCACCGGCTCCACCACTGGCTCTGATTCGATCAGCTTTGCTGGCATCATCACCGACATGGAAATCAGCTCCACTGTTGGCGAACTCGTCGTTGTTAGCTGCAACTTCATCACCAGCGGTGCCATCACCGGCAACCTTGAGTGATAAGGGGTATATTTGGGGCGGTTTACTCGCCCCTTTAAGTGCCCGTGGCTAAACGTCTTGTCGATGAACTGGTCGAGGCATTTGACCTAAACCAGCGTCGCAAGTTTGTTTTGAAGCATCCCAGTGGTAAATCCTGGGATCTGTATTTCAAGCCGATCACCCGCGCTGACCGTAAAAAGGCTCAGTCACTGGCTGGCACTGATGATGCGCTGGACATCAGCACTCAGATGCTATGCCAAATGGCTGAGCTGGAAGATGGCTCCAAGCCTTTTGCAGCTGCAGATACGGCCAAGCTTCAGCGCATGTTGCCTGAGTCGGTTCTGAACGAGCTTGAGCTGTTCCTGTTCGGCTTGGGCGATGCTGAATCGCTTGAGGAAGCAAAAAACGGCTAAGGGAAGACTCTTGGCTGTTCTTTGAGTTCTTCCTAGCAACTGAACTTGGCAAAACCGTCAGCGAGTTACGCGGCAACCTGACGGAGGCTGAGTTTGTGATGTTCGCGGCTTATTACGAAGTCAAGAACGAGCGCGAAAAAGCAGAGATGGCGAAGGCGCGGGTAAGGAGTCGATAAAACGTCGGTAGACTGAATCAAAGGATTAGGTCGGGCCGTGGCTGTTGCCGTTGTTGACGTACAGGTAAGAAGCGGAAACGCGGTCAGCCAACTGCGTCAAGTCAATACGGCTTCAAGGCAGGCTCAGGGTGCAATTCAGGGCCTTGCCAAGGCTGCTGCTGGTCTTGCTTTAGTTGAGTTTGGCCGTAGGTCTATTCAGGCTGCAGCTTCAATCAATGACCTCAATACTCGTCTCAAGCTTTTAACGACTGAATACGGCGAATTTGAACAGGCACAGCGGTTAGCGGGTCAAGCAGCTAAGACATTTGGCTTGAGCACTCGTGAGGCTACTGCAGGTGTTGCTGATATTTATGCGCGTTTGAGGCCGCTAGGGATCAGTCTTGAAGAGATTTCTTCGACCTACAAGGGTTTCAACGTTATTGCCAGGCTGTCTGGTGTTAGCGCCGAGGGCGCATCGGCTGCATTCACTCAGCTGGCTCAGGCATTGGGCTCTGGCCGCTTGCAGGGTGATGAATTTAGAAGCATTGCTGAGCAAGTGCCAGGCTTGTTGCAGGCCGTGGCTGAAGAGACGGGCAAGAACGTTGGAGAGCTCAAAGAATTTGCATCAGCAGGCAGTTTGACCTCTGACATCCTGATTTCGGCTTTGAAGAAAGTTGAAAAGGAAGGCGCTGGAAAGATTGCAAAATTAGTTCAACAGTCTGACGTTCAAAAATTCAAAGATTTACAGAACGCTGTTGATGAACTATCAACGGCTTTTGGTCAGACCTTGCTGCCAGCGGTGACGCCAATAGTCAAATTGCTGACTGATCTGGTCAAAGTTATTGGCCAATTACCCTCTCCTGTTCGCACCGCGGCAGTGGCTGTCGGACTGCTTGCGCTTGCGGTCAAAACTTTGAACGGATCCATAGCTTTGGGTCTTTTAACCAAGCTTGGCACCACTCTTGCGACCGTGGCTGGGGTCACTAACACTGTCACGATTGGCTACACCGCCGCGGGCGCCGCCATCACTAAAACCAATCTTGTAATCAATGCCAGTACTGCTGCGCTTGGATTACTCAAAGTGGCAATGATTGGTGTACCTTTTGTCGCTGTTGCCGGTGCTGTGGCATATTTTGCTGCCCAGTCGGCTAATGCTAAACAAAAGCAAGATGAACTAGCGTCCAGCATTAAAACGATGGGCCGTGAAGCTGCACAGGCGGCCCTAGAAGTTGCAGTCTTAGCGCAAGCCCAGGCACAGCAACGAGTCTCTGAGCTTGAACTGAGGCCCCAAATGAGCAAGTTTGGCGGCATCGCACTCGATAATGCCAAAAAGCAACTTGAGACTCAAAACGCCAATGTGCGAGCGTTGTCTGATCGCTTGGGCATCTTGGCTGAAGAGGGCGAACTAGAGCATGAAAAGCAGAAGAATTTAGAGAATCAGCTTAAGAAGACTGGCAAGCGCAAAGATATTTCTAAGGAGCAGTTGCGGCTTGAAGAACTTCTATTCGCCGCGCAGATCAAAGGTGATCAGCAAGAGCAGGCGTATCTAGAGAAGTTGATTAGACGCCAGCAGATCCTGAGCGCCGAAATGCAGCCTAGGGAGCGGATTAAGGCATTCCTTGACAATGAATTGCAATATAGCGAAAGGATTAAGTCAATCAGACAAGACATCGCCAATATCATGGCCGGGGCGAAAATTTCCCCAAGCGAAAGCACTTTTGATGGCTCTGAAGCCGGTGGAATATTTACGGGCAAGGATGCTCGGACTGAGCATATTGACAGATTGAAAACGAAGCTAAAAGATTTGGCAAATCCATTGGAGAGAATCAAGGAGATTTCCGCGACAATCGGTGATGCCTTCAGTCAAGGAATTAAAGGCATGGTTGAAGGAACAGTCACCGCACGGCAAGCATTGGCCGGATTCTTTAGGTCAGTGGCTGATAGCTTTTTGAATATGGCGACTGAGATTATTAACGCGGCCATTCGGATGATGGCATTCCAAATCATTTCAAGCCTATTCCCTGGAGCCCCTAAGTTCTCAGCTTCAAGCATGACGGCGCCAGGGCTGTCTGGCAAGTTGAACGTTCCAGGGATTCTGCCGGGCATTTCGCCAATCGGGGCGCTTGCTTCTGGTGGCACCGCAATGGGCGGCAAAAGCTATCTGGTCGGAGAACGCGGACCTGAACTGTTCACTCCAGGACGTACCGGCAGCGTGGCGCCAAACGGTTCATTTGGCAGTGCCAACATCGTCGTCAACGTTGACGCCAAAGGAACTCAAGCTCAAGGCAACCAGCCCAACTCCGCTGCCCTGGGACGTGCCATTGGCGCTGCGGTGCAGGCAGAATTGATTAAGCAGAAGCGTCCGGGAGGCTTGCTCGCCTAATGGCTACCTTTCCGTCAATCACGCCAACCTACGGCGCACAAAAAAACAGCAAGCCCACCATCCGCACTACGCAGTTCGGTGATGGTTATCAGCAACGTGTCACTTTCGGACTCAACCAAAACCCGAAGCAGTGGTCACTGACCTGGAACGTATCCGAGACCGACGCTGACACGATCGAAGCGTTCCTTGACGCACGGGCTGCGGACGCCACAAGCTTCGACTGGACGCCAATCGACGACGACAATACCTACAAGTGGATTTGCCTGGAGTGGAGCAAATCAATCCCCTATGTAAACCGTGCCACGATTACAGCCACTTTCCAGCAGGTCTTTGAGCCCTAAACTGCTGTCATAGGAGACTGTCCATGAGCACCATCGTCACCCGAGCTGGGAAAGGCACACCGCTCACGCACACGGAGCTGGACGCCAATTTCACCAACCTGAACTCGGACAAGGCTGGCTACATCACTGGCGAGGGTGGTGCCGTCACTCAAGCCACTAGCAAAAGCACAGGCGTCACGCTTAACACCAAATGCGGTCAGGTCACGATGAACGCTGCGGCACTTGCAGCTGACACGACCGTTAGTTTCACGCTGACCAACAGCACAATCGCAGCAACCGACGTGCTGGTGCTGAACCACGTCAGCGGTGGCACGGCTGGCTCCTATCTGCTCAACGCTCAAGCTGCTGCAGGTTCTGCAAGCATTAACGTCCGCAACGTCACTGCCGGTTCTTTGTCTGA